CTTAAACAGTTGTCGTACTAGTATATATTTGCCGTATCAGGTGCGTAAACCCGGGCGGCTGGCAGACGCGAAGCTCCAAACCTTTTAGAAAACACAATTTTAAATAAAAGTTATGCAAGATTTGTCCCTATCATTTGGTCGAACTCTTAAATCAGATCATTTGAGAACTCCCTGTTTGTCTCTATTCAAACTACTATTTGAGAGTAGAGAGATCCATATTTCTTCGTTACCCTTTAACGTTAAAAGGGACATTCTTAAAGCAAATGGACTTTGGCTTACGTTATTGTGCGTTAATCTTATTGCTGGAATTGAGCTGGATTGCTCTTCCAAGCGTAATGTTTGATCTACGATGCGTGTGAAATTTCAAATAGCCATTTGTAGGGGGATATCAAGCCCCCACCCGGTGCACGCTACACGCGCGTGCACTGCACTTGAAAGGAGTGATTTTAGTGACCCCGATTCATATAGGATGGCTCCTATATTGTCTTATGGCCGATCGGCATTGCCGTCAATCGCACCACCTATGGAAAATTCAACTTCACGGGTGGCACCTTCCCTTAAGGTGCAAAAAGTTGCCCCAGTTTCGACACGTACAATTTCGGTTATGAGTTTTACACGAAACGACCTTGTCACTATGTGTGATAAGGCTGTTTTGTGTAATGATGCGAAACGTGCCCTGAATCGTCTTGACTCGAATGCCCTCCGTATGGAGAGGGAGTCAATGACTCGACTGCAGCGACGCGATTTGCGAGAGTTGGAGCGGAAGATTGCAGCAAGCTGCCGTGAGGTGGCTAAGTTTTATGCTGAGTCCAAGTTCCGAAGGGAAATTTCCTACGGCCTTGCCCGGTCTTCCAAACAAGCTCTTCACCATGATTTACTTTTTGGTGATGAGCTTGAGAGCCAATCAGGCCTCCTTTTGGGTGCTATTGCAGCTGCTAGCGGCGCTACTATTGCTAACGCCGCTCACACAGCTGCTTCTGATCTAAAAAGAGGTGTTGATACCCTTGTCGACATTTCGAAGCGACTTGAGACACCAGTTGGTGAAGCTTGTGAGAGCATCAACGGTATCGCGAGTCGCATGAACAATGTCAAATCACCCTTTGAGATGGTTGGAGAGTACTTGAGGAAGTCTTTAGACGACCTCAAATCCAAGCTTTTACAATGGTGGAAACCGGTGTGCGCCCTTATTTTTATAGGGTTGTTCATCGCGTATTCTTCCATTGCATGGCTTGGTACAGTAGTCTCCACCCTTTTCGCATCCATGTTTCCGGATTTGTTTTCCAGAGTGGCACGTTTCTTCGAGAGTAGTGAGATTGAGTCACAAGGCGCAATCGATTTGGCGGCTTATGCTGCCACTGTTGGTTGTTGTGCTTTTGTTCCATCCCGTGATCCCGCCATTATGGTGGGTGAAATCATGAAGCGAGTTGGAGGAGCTGACCGTTCCATTTCTGGGTTTTCCACTATTATCGAGAAAGGCATTGCGTACCTCGAGAAGGTTGTCAATGCTATATTGTCGATGTTTAGTGAAAAAGAAGTGAAATGGACCAGTCAGCTTGACAGAGTCCTTTCGAAGTGGTCGACGAAGGTTGACGACTTTGAGAGGATCTGTATTTCTCGCAACCCCACCATGGCTGAATTGAACCAGGCTATGGTTCTTATGCAGGAAGGCGTAGGCTTGCGCCAGACTGTTAAGAGCCATGCCAATTCCGTTTTCCTGAGCAAGTATATGGACCGTTTAGGCGGTGCCATAGCTGCTCACCGTGGTGCCATTTCTGCTGAGAATGCATTCCGTATGCAACCTATCACCGCTATGCTCGGAGGAGCTAGTGGGGTTGGGAAGACTACGGTTCTCAAGTGGTTGGCAGCTTCTGTTATGCTTTTAACTGAGGCTGTCCCCCACGATGAGATTCTCAACAACATGTGGCAGAAGGGACTTTCTGAGTACTGGAATGGTTATGTGCAGCAGTTTTGTTATGTTATGGACGATTGCTTTCAGCAGAAAACGGACGGGAGTCAGCTTGATAATGAAGCTATGTTCCTTATTCGTGCTGTCGGCAATTGGGCATTCCCGCTTAACTTTGCAGACCTAGATAGTAAGGGAAGGTTCTATTTTTCATCACCCCTGGTCCTTGGTACTACCAATGTATCCAACATCAAGGACTACGTTTCCAACCTCGTGGCAGAGCCCAGTGCTGTCGTCAGAAGAATCCAGTACGGATACTGGGTTTTTGTTGACCCAGCATTCCAGAAGGGAAGCGGTCCCTATCCAACTGCTCTCGATTATGCGAAGGTTGAGGAGTATTACCGAAGCAAGGTTAATGCTCTTCAGGCTCCTTTTACTCGAGAGCAGTTATTGGACTGTATCCCTTGGCATGCATGGCAACTTTCCCCTCACGATTTCTCGGGTTGCGCCCCTCCCTCCCCTTGTGTAGGAGGTGTCTCTCTGCTTGACTTAGTCAAGGAGATGAGCGCTGAATACACGAAACGCATGAATGTTCACACCCAGGAAGTGAGTGACTTGAAGTCTTGGTCGGAGAAGTTAGCTAGTGGTCTTAAGAGCCAGTCTGGCTCTGATGTCACTGGTGAGATTTTCCATCATGAGCTTCTTGATCTCATGAAGAACGTGAAGGAGAATATGACCATTGACGGGCAGGATTTTTCGCCATGCCTCGAGGGTATGTTTGAATATGAGCAGACCCAAGAGCCATCAACCCCATCTTCATCGACGATGTCGGCGGAGGAGCTGGAGGAGATCATTTATCAAGCTCGCGTCGAAAGAGAGGAGAGTTATAAGAGAAGAAGTTCTTGGTTGAGTGATGCAGTGAGAGGTATCTCTCGGTTTCTTTCAACCAAGATCCCTTTTCTTAAGGATTTTATCTCTTTCGTTGCTGACCCCTGGATCGAACACAACCCCCATGTCACCACCATCCGCACTTGGATTCGTCGTATAAGGTCGTTGGGTATCATCTCAATGATCTTTACGGGCTTAGTGCTGGTTGTGAGAGGTGCGGTGGAGTTGACTAAGTTCGTGCTTGAGAAGATTCTCGGCACAAGGACCCAGTCAAACACCACCCCACTCACTGCTAAGACAACTAAGAATGACATTGTTTTGCCCCGCATCGTTTCACAGAGTGGTGGGCCTGAGGACGTTACAGTTGATTTGGTGTATAACAACACCTATAAAGTGTTGCTTTGCACACCCAATCAGCCAATTAACGTCCTTGGTCAGCTGCTCTTCATTGAAGGCAATCTTGCAGTGATGCCTTTCCATTTTTGGAGGGACATCACTGCTGAGAAGGGTAAGGAGGCCGTTGTCACACTAGTTAGTGTGTACAACAATTCTGTGACACAAAGTATTCCCGTTGAGAGCTTCTTGAAGATGCAAGTTTGTCCCTTAAAGGAGAGCGATGTTATCTTTATGAAGTTTGACAACAGGATGCTGAAGTGCCATAGAACCATCACCAATCGATTCATGCATGAGGAACGCCTGAAGGGCTTATTCAAAAACACCAGGAACAACGTACGCCTTGATGTTGCCAAGATTGATGAGAATCTTAAGACATCTAGGGCGACGTATGTTAGTGGTGTTTGTGAGTATGTCCCGACAGGTGTGCCAGTGAAGGACCTTGGTGAAGTGCAGGGTCTGTGTAAGTACACGGCCCCAACCTCAGCAGGAGACTGTGGAGCACCCCTCAGCCTTTTCGACCCCCGTTATTATGGAGGGTCAGGTCTCATTGGGATCCATGTGGCCGGCAAATCCAACCTCCTTTCCAGGAGCGGCTATGCCACTGTCATTTCCCGCGAGCTCATTTATGAGGCTCGTTCCAACCTTGACACGTACACTGATAGCTTCGTCTTTGGTATGAAGTACGACAACATGGTAAATGTTGGCGTTCTTTCCAAAGATGAGGAGCAGATGCTTGCGCAGGCTGGTATCGTGGCTGGTTCTTTTCTGCCTATTGGCATTGTTGACCAGCCAGTCAACATTGCCATAAAGAGCAAGATAAAGAAGTCCCCGATATAGGATGCGCAGATTTTCGGACCCTCCCCAACGGCACCAGCGATTCTCTACCCCAAGAAAGTCGGTGATGAGACGGTATACCCCATGGCAAGAGCTATGGAGGCATACCAGTCCCCCGCCGAATTTCGTGAGATAGAGAATCTTGATGCTATTGTTGAGATGGCTACCAAACCATTCTTTGAGCAAACCACTGGTTACGACAAGAGTATTCTTACTTTTGAAGACGCCGTGGCCCCCCCCCCTCACCTGAAGCTGAAACCCATTAATAGGAAAACTTCTCCGGGATATCCATTTAAGCTGTGGGAGCCGGAATATCCTGGCAAGACAGCTTATTTTGGGAAGGAAGGAGAATATCAAACTCCAGAGAACAACGAGCATTGTGAGTACCTCAGAGACCGGGTCGAGAAGATGATCGATCAGTGTCGAAGAGGTGATCGCCCTGCAGTTGTTTGTATGGACTTCCTGAAGGATGAGTTGCGACCTCTCAAGAAAGTGGAGAACATTGCCACGAGAGCCATAAGTGGTTCGCCCCTCGATTATGTGATCGCGGTGCGAATGTACTTTGGTTGTTTTCTCGCGGCAATGTTTGCTTCCTGTGTTGAGAGTGGTCTTGCACCTGGCATTAACCCGTACACTGATTGGCATGTGTTGGCTGAGAAGCTGACTGCCAAAGGTGGTAAGGTCTTTGCCGGGGACTTTTCCCGATTTGATGCGAGTGAGCAAGCGTATATCCTGTATGCTATTCTCGGAGTGGTTAACAGGTGGTATCGTGA